GCTCGGCGGGCTCGCCCGCACCAACACCTGGTGGCAGAACCGCGCGGCGACAGCGGCGTTCGGCACCGCAGGCGGCCGCGGTGCGATCACGTCGGCGACGACCAACGGCGGCGCGCTCTTGCAGTTCCTGCAGTCCGAGTATCGCCAGCTGATCCGCTACGGCGGCAAGCCGTCGAAGATGCTGGCGGGCAGCTCGTTCATCGGCGCGATGGAAATCGAGCTGCGCGCGAACGGCAACTACACGATGACCGGCTTCACTGGTCCGCAGGACGGCAGCATGGGGCAGGTGAAGTTCATGAACACCGTGGTCGAGTACGACCCGACGCTCGACGATCTCGGTTTCACCAAGCGCGGTTACTGGTGGGACCCGCGGCACATCTACCTGATGAAGCAGGACGGTGAGTGGGATCACAAATTCACCCCCGCCCGGCCGTACAACCAGTTTGTCATGTACAAGTCGATGACTCATACAGGGCAAATGTGTGCGCAACAGGTGAACTCGTCGCTGGTGGTCGAGATCGCCTAGAGACGCGCTTGGGGGCGCGTCTACCGGGACCGGTCCCCAACCCCCTCCCCGGGGACCGGTCCTCTTTTAAAGGAGAATACGATGGCGTCGAAAAGGAGAGACGTACCCTACCGGCCCGGCCCACCACCCCCACCACCCCCGGTGACGCCGGCACGGCGGGCGCCTCAGATAGTGGGTCCACCGCCGGGGCCACCGATGCCGCCGGTGCCGCCGGGACCGGCAGGGCCGATGCCGGCGGGGCCGATGAGTAATGTCGTCGCGCCGCGCAAGCCGGGAGGTTACTGATGCCGGCTTTTCAGCTCTTGCGCTGCATGATCACCCTGGGTGGCGAGCAACCCGGGACCAGTGTCTACCGGGACCGCACCCGGCCGATCGTCTTCCCCGAGCTGCCGATCCTGCAGCAGATGCACGGCGAGGACGCGATCGACGAGGTCTATGTCGTCGGCACCTGGGACGCGACCAACGACGAGGTCCTGGCGCGCCTGCGGCAGATCTATCAACCGGAGGCGATCCAGGCGCTGTTCCATGGGGCGCGCCCGCGTCTGCCGACCGGGGACCCTTCGATCCCGAATTGCACCCTCCCGGTCTACAAGCCGCGCAGCCCGCGCCCGGACAACCCGGACCCGCGGCTGCGGCCGCTCGATCAGTTCACTGTCACTGCAGGGACGCCGATGGTCGAGGCACCGCCGCTTCCCGAGGAGGACGAACCGACCCCGGAGGAGCTGGCAGCGCACGCCCAGGACGACGAGGATATCGGTCTGGCCCTGGAGCGGGAACAGGACCAGGCAATCCCCTATGCGGGTGATTTGCCACACGTCGTCCGTGACACGCACAACCGCGGCTCGTCCCGGCGCGCTGGCGCGGCCCGCGCGCCTTCGACCTTGCCTGACGTGAACGCAGGTGGCAGCCACTCGCCGACCTACGTCGACCCGAGGCACGCGACCCGTGGGTAAGCAGCTCGCCGACATGCTGACCGATCTCCGCGCGGAGGTCGGTCACTCGACCAATGTCGCGCACGGCATCAACGACCGCGACACCTTGCTTTATTACCTCAATCGTACCCAAATCCAGTTGTACCAGGACTACGACTGGCCGCAGCTGATCATCGACCGAGACATCGTTTTGGCTGACGGGCAGCGTTACTATCCTTACCCCGATGATCTCTTGTTTGACGACATCAGCCATATCTGGGTGCTGATCAACACGGTCTATAATGAGCTCGCTTACGGCATCGGGCCTTACGAGATCGTCCTGTGGAACTCGGATAACGGGTTCAAGGCGTGGCCCACCCGCAAGTGGATGCACGCTGCCGACACCAACATGATTGAACTCTGGCCGGTTCCCGATGCCAGCGCCGCCAACGCCAACGCGATCATCCGTCTGCGCGGGACCAAGACCGTCACCAAGATGGTCAACGACAGTGACCTGTCGACCCTGCCGGACAACATCATCGTCCTGTTCTCGGCGGTCGAGATCCTGCAGCGCGACAGTGCCAAGGATGCGGCGCTCAAGCTCAACAAGGCGAACGAGGCAATGCGCCGGCACCGGGTGCGCCAGTTCTCGCACAAGCAGATCCGTCCGATCGTGGTTGGCGGCGGTGGTGGCGACGCGCAGTCGCGCCCAGGGCACCAACCGGTCCTGGGCCTGGACTACATCCCGCCCGGATATAATAGCGGTCCCGGGACCACTCGTTGAGATGGCGGATGCCAGGGTCTTCTCGGTCACTGACTTCAAGGAGGGCCTTGATGTTCGCAAGACCCCGCTGACTGCCCCAGGCGGCAGCTTGCGTATCCTGGAAAACGCGGTGCTCAACCAGGGCGGCGAGATCGAGAAACGCTTAGCCTTCGTGCCGATGACGACGGTCTCGACGGCGACGACACCGCTCTACATGATCGGTCACAGCAACACGCTGCACGTCTTCGGGTTTGACCCTGCTCTCACCGTTCCGCTCGGGAGCCTGCCGGTGCCTGTCGTCTATCACGCGATGCTTGGCGGCCCTCCGGGCGAGGCGATGGTCGAGATAACCGATGTCGAGCCCTACGATGATAAGTTCTTTCTCTGTGCCCGCGGCACGACCGGCCAGACCTATTGCTGGTACAACGACACTATCGTCTTGGAGGTGACTGCCCCTGCCGGCTACAGCCACGGCACCTACGCGCGGACCTGGAAGTCGAAGATGTACCGGCTGGACGGAAACTACCTGCGGTTTTCCGGGGTCAACAACCCGGCGCAGAACGATCCTTCCTCGGTAACCGAGCCAGGCGCCGGGTTTATCAACCTGGCCCTCAACGATCCCGAGGGCGAGCAGCTGGTCTCGATGGAGGTCTATTACGGCGACATGGCGATCCTCGCCCGGCTGCAGACCCAGATCTGGACGCTGGACCCCGACCCGAGCCTGGACACGCTAAAACAGCTGTTGCGGATCGGCACGTTAACGCCGAACAGCGTGGTGCAATTCGGCACCGGTGATATTCTTTTTCTCAGCGACAGCGGCGTGCGCAGTCTGAAGGCGCAGTATATCAACCTTGCCGCCAGCGTCTCCGATGTAGGCTCGGCTGTCGATCTGGCCCTGATCCCGACCATGCGAGGGGACCCAGGCGCGGCCTACCGCGCTGTCTCGACGGTGCAGCCGATCCAGGGGCGTTACTGGCTGGCTATCGGCGGCACGATCTACGTGCTGTCCTACTTCCCCGCCGGCAGCATCACCGCCTGGTCGACTTTCGACCCCGGCTTTACCGTGAAGTGTTTCGCTGTCGTCGACAACGCGGTGTACTGCCTTGACACCGACAATAATATCTATCTTTACGGCGGTCTCACTGGGAACGATTACGACAGCTGCCTGGTGACGGTTCGCACTCCGCACATGAACGCGGGCGACCCGACCCAGTCGAAGCGCATCAAATCGATCGGTGTGATGTGCCAGGGTCAGTGGTCGGTCAGTGTCGGTATGCTGCCTAATAACACCGAGGCGTTTGAGCTCGCCGCGACCATTCAGGACAATACCTACGGGCTGATGAGCATCCCTTTTGCCGGGTACGGGACGCATTTCGCGGCTCACCTGGAGCACCAGGCTCCGGGTCCCGCGTTGATGGCGGCGCTGCACTTCAACTTACAGGAGGGCGTTGTTACGTGACCGTCACCGCAAATCTCGTCACCGAGGCGGCGCTGGCGCACATCGTGCGCAACCTGCGCCCGCGCGACCGGCGCGAGATCTTTGCCTTGCGCTGGCACGATGACGAGGACCAGCTGGTTCGGGAGATCTTTGGCGTTGCCGGGGCTTTGTGGCGGGTCTGGTGCCTCGATGACGAACCGGTCTCGATCAACGGGGTGATCCCGGTGCGCCCGGGGGTGGTGATCGCCGGGGCCTTTGGGACCAATAAGTGGCGCTCCACCATCAAGCAGATGACGCAGTGGTCCCGGGACTATGTGATCCCGACCCTGCACCATGCGGGTTTTCACCGGGGCGAGGCTTACGTCCTGGCGGAAAACACTGACAGCCGCAAGTGGATCGAACATCTCGGCGGCGAGATCGAGGCCGTGCTCAAGGGTTACGGCCGGGGGCGTGAAGATTTCATCCTTTACACCTGGGATCTGACCCGGGAGAGGAGCAAAGATGTGTTTCGGTGGAGGAGCCGTAGCGCCGGCAGGGCCAAAGTATCAGCTCGTCTCGTTTCTTAATCCGGGCACGGGGCAGCAAGATCAGCAATACGCCGAGGTCGGCGTCCCCGCCGAGTATGTCGCGCGTGGCATCAACACGGTCGCCGGGTATCAGCAGGCAGCGGCTCAGGATACCAGCGACAAGCAGATCCAGGCGCAGCAGCAGATCGCCACCCAGCAGCAGGCATTTAACCAGCAGCAGGCCGACACCCAGCAGCAGGAGTTCCAGCAGCAGCAGGACCAGGCGAACGCCCAGGCGCAGCGTCAGTCCGAGTACGACACCGGGCGGGCGCAGGCGCTGGGTGATGCCTCGAACCAGGTCAACCAGGCTTTCGCAAAGTTCTCGCCCGATTACTTTCAACAGTACGCCCGGGACTATGTGTCAAAGGCCCAGGACCAGATCGATTACCAGAAAGCCCAGGCCGAGAAGAACCTGGCGTTTGGCGTGGCGCGCCAGGGCATCAGCGACAGCCAGGCGACGGTCAACCAGCAGGGCATCCTCGACGAGACCGCCGGGCGCGCGACCGCCGATCAGACCGCGCAGGCCCAGCAACAGGCCGCGCAGCTGCAGCAAAACACCGCGCAGGCCAAGGCGAACATCCTGGGCCAGGTCGCCAACGCTCAGAGCATCGGGTCGCCGATCGCCGGCAGCACCACCCAGGACGTAAACGCGGCGTTGAATACCCAGCGGTCGGCGATCTCGGGCATCGCCAACACCGCGGGCGATACCGCCGCCAGCCTGCAAGCGGTCCCGGTGGTCAACACTCTGGGCAATCTTTTCGCCAGCGCGATCACCAGTGGCGGCAACGTCTTGGGCGGGTTCAATGCCGGTAATGTCCAGCAGCAGGTCAAGGCGGGGTTGGCTGGGACCAATCCCGGCGGCACCAGCACGAACGGGTGAGGTAAGCCATGTGTGACCCAGTCTCGATCGGGCTTGCCGCCGTCGGCGCCGCGACCTCGATCTACGGCGCCTCGCAGCAGGCGGCGGCGACCAAGGCCCAGAGCCAGGCAATCGCCGACGCTGACGCGGCAAACCAGCGCGCGCAGCAGCAGGCGTTCACCACGCGCAACCAGGCCGCTCAGCAGCAGACTGCCGCGCAGCTTGCCGCGTCCCAGCAGACGCTGAGCGACGAGAGCCAGCGAGCGGCACTGACCGGGCAGCAGCAGATGGCGGCGCTGCGGAATTACCAGACGACCCTCCAGGCCGAGAACACCCAGGCTGACACCCTGCGCAATACCGGGGACGCCGCGGCGCAGCAGCTGCTGCAGCAGACCAACGCGCCGACGCTCGACGCCGCGCAGCAACAGCGAACGGCACAGACCGCCGCGCTTCTCGCCACGAACATGCCGCAAGGGCCACAGCCGGGCGACCCTTCCGGTAATGATCCAGTCCAGAACGACCCGGCTGCCCAGGCCGCGGGCGCGCGGCGCACTGCCGAGGCGGCGACCAATATCCGCAACTACGGCGGCAAGATCGCGACCCTCTCGGGTTACGACGCGCCGACCCAGCAAGTCGGGCTCGCGAACCTCAACACCGCGACCGGGATCATGCCGGCTCAGCTGGCCGCGAAGCTGCTCGCCGCGGGTAATGCGACACGGCTGCTGCCGACCCAGATCGCTTACGGCGCGGCGACCGCCGAGGGCAATACCGGGTTGTCGGCGATCCAGTCGCGGGGGCAGAACGCGCTCGACGCCGCCGGGTTGTCCTACGGCAACGCCACCGATATCGCCAACCTCACGCAAAGCAACGCCAATGTCCTGGCGAAGAATAAGCTCGATCAGGCGACAGCCGACGCGGCCTATCAGAAGTCCCAGGCCGGGATCATCTCGGGTCTCGGCAACCTCGCGCTCTATGGCGCCGGTTACAGTGCAGGCGGCGGCAGCATTCCAGGGCTGAGTTCGCTCTTCGGTGGCAGCGGGTACGGTACTAGCGGCACAGGGGGTCTGTAATGCCGACCTTTGACACCGGCAACGCGCAGTGGGACCAGGGCCTGTCCTCGCTGGGCAACGCGCTCTTCCCCGATCCCTCCAAAGCGGCGCAGGGCTATTACTACGGCTCGGAGGCGCGCAAGGCGCAGCTGCAGAGCAACACCATCATCGATCAGCAGAACTACAAGAACCGGCTGATGCAGGGGGTTTATTCCCGCGACGGCTCCTACAACACACCACCCCCGGCGTCACCGACCTGGCAGCAGCCGCAAAACATACCCAATGCGGCACCGATCATGGCACCTCCGTCCAACCTGCCGATGGGACCAGCCGGAGGGCGGTTGGCCCAGCCGACGATGACCCCCGGCCAGGCGGCTAGTACGATCGGGAGCATACTCGACAACCACCCAAACAGCCCGACACAGGGCGGCACGGCGCCGTCGTTCTCGTCACCTGCACCTAACGCGGGCGCGCCTCCGGCACCGACCGCGACCGGTTCGGACGGCTCACCGGGGCCTGACGAGGCTTCTGCACCGCTACACCCGAACAGTGTCGCATCCGGTGGTGGGGGCGTCGTCTATGGCGGCCCCGCCGCCGCCAATGGCTCACCCGCGCCGGTCGCAGTCAATCTGGGGACTTATGTGGCAGAGGCGGTAGCGTCGGGCTACGACGCGGCGCAAGCGCAGGCCATGGGGCAGGCGACGATCGGCGCGGCAGTTCAGCAGGGCCGCATCACCCCGCAGCAAGCGCACGAGTTGTTGGCGACGACCGGTCAAGCCGGGCCAGTCAACGCAGATATCGGTGCTCGGGCGACGATCGGCTCGGCTCAGATCCAGGCAGCCGCACACCTCGCCGCGCAACGGATGGTGACCGGCGAGACCGCTCGCGAGTTTAACAACCCCTGGCTCACCGTTGTCGGGCCTGACGGGCAACCCCACCGAGTGCCGTATAGTGTGGGAGGGGCGTCGCAGCCGGGGGTTCCGGGGGAGCCGATACCCGGACAGGTGGGACCACCGGCCCCGGGACAAGTGGCGCCGTCATCGAAACTCGGACTGCCGATGTACGAGCCGACCGTCGCGGTTGCCAAGCAAGGCCAGGAGGGTGCCTTTGGCACTTTCCTCAAACCGGATGGGAGCCAGATCTTTACGACAGCCGCGGATGCAGCGCAGCAAAAGGCGGTCCCTGTAGCGACCGGAGACGCGCAGCAGTCTGCTCAGCTGGTGCAAGAATATCGAGCGGCCATACAACGCGGTGATACAAACACCGCGCAAAAGATCCTGCAGCAGCTTCAGTCGATCGCGGTGGCGCCCAAAGAGGTAACCCCGGAGGTCATGAACGCGCAGAGACAGGTCAATACCGGGTACAATCAGCAGGTCTATGCGATGCCGCAGACCGGCATGGCTAGTTTTGGTGTCAAGGACCCGGTGGCGTTTGACGCTGACGCGCAGAGCCTGATCAACGCTCGCATCTATCAGCTGCAAACCCAAAATCCGAAGCATTATCTGGGAAACCCGACCGAGGCGCACCAGGACGCTGTCGCGCAGTTGATCCGGGAAGGCGCGTTGCAGGACCAGACCGCTGTCAACCGCGCGCGTGTCCCACCGCAGACCAAATACACTAGCTTGGGTTTAGCCGGCGATGACCGTATCGGTGTTTTCCCGGACGCGCCGGGAGCACCAGCGACCCCGCACATGATGGTCCACCTGACCCCTGACGGGCAAAAGGCGTTGCAAGCCCTGGGTCCTGCGGGGACCAATCCCATCCCTGGGACCACGCCAGCACCCCCTGCACCCCCTGCACCCCCTGCACCCCCTGAACCCCCTGCACCCCCTGCACCCCCTGCACCCCCTGCACCCCCGGCGTCGGCTATCGCCGCGACACCGACCCAGATGTATGGCGGGGACGTGCCGGGCGCGGGGGGCCAGACAGCTAACCCATTGTCGCGTCTGTTTGGGTCGAGCGGCACGCTGGTTCCGCCGCCTCCAGCCTCCGGGCCGGCACCGCTGAGCCCGCAACAGATCTACGGCAGCAGCACTCCCGGTGCGCCAGGCTCGGTGCCAGGACCGCCACGGCCCGGTGGAGCGCCATCAGGCGCGGCCCCGCCAACAGCGATAGGGCGTGCCCCGCCCGGCACGCCGGATGGTCCGCGCACCATCAACGGTCGCCCGGTCACCGTCGTCAACGGGCTGATCTTCGCGCAATAGGTGACGCATGAGACCAGAGGACACCCCACCCCCGCTGGGCACGGCACCGCGCAGCCTGGCGGACTACGCGATCGGCAACGCCGTGCCGGGCGGGTTGTCGCCGGTCACCGGGGTCGGCCAGGCGCTTGCCAGCCGTATCCTCGCCCTGGTCCCCAACATGCCGCCCGACGTGGCGGCCCGGTTCCAGATTATCTCCGGGGAGCGTGACGCGGCGCGCCAGGCCCAAGTCAATTCCGGGGTCACCAACAGCCGCCACATGCACGGTATGGCAGTCGATCTGCAGAACGATCCTGCTGTCATCCAGTGGATCACCCAGCATCCGCAATACGGGGTCGGGTTCCCCCTCACCTACATGGGGCCAAAAGAGTACAACCACATGGAGATGATCGACCCCACCACCGGGCAGCGGGTGGGGATGGACTACGCGGCGACCGGTGACCCGAACTTCAAGACCGGTCTTCGACTGCCCACCGCGCCTTCTCCTGATATCGGAGGGACAGCAGGGTTTGGTGTCGCCAGCGCCAACCTGCCCTCGGTCGATGTCCCAGCCCCCGCGCCGGCACAAGCACCCGCCGCCACGCTTAGCCCCGAGCTCCTCACTCAGCTGGCCGGGGGCGGGTTTAATCCTCCAGGGTTAAGCTCCCTGGCCGGGACCATGGCGGGCGCGGCGCAGGCGCAGCAGCCGTTCCAGGCGCCGCAGCCGATCCTGCAGAACCCCGGGGCACCGCTCCCGATAAGCCAGCGGCTCCTTTAAGATGGGCTCGCCGCTGCCGGTCCTTGCGCTTGATCCGGTCCCCCCGCCGCTCACTGTAATGCCCCCACCCCCGACGGCGCAGGATCTGCCGGTCCTCTCGCTCGATCCTCCTACGCCAGCCCCTGCCGCGCCTCCTGCGGTGCAGAACACGGCCCGGCCGGATCTGCCGGTTCTCGCCCTCGATCCTCCTGCCCCAGGACCAAGCCTCGCGCAAACGGTGGCACCGACCCCGGCAGCTCCTGCCCCGGTCGATACGTCACCAGATACTGGTCTTGGGTCATTTGCGCGCGGCGCCGCGTCCTCTGCCGGGAGCACGGTCGGCGGTCTGGCAGGGTTTGGCGCGGGCGCGGCGGTGGGTGCTGGGCTTGGCGCGGTGGGCGGCCCGATTGGCGCGGGGGCTGGGGCCTTGATCGGTGGTATCGCCGGGTCGTTTGGCGGCGGCTGGCTCGGCAACAAGGCCCAGGAAAAAGTCGTCTCGCTGTTGCCCCCGACGGCGAGAC